ACAATTCGCTTGCCGCCGTGCGTTGTTCGCAGCGGTTGCTCGATCGCCCTTTCAAACTCAATCACACGCGTTTGAGCCTTAGCGACACTGCCGTAAAGCCCGCCAAGCAACGCAATTAGTCTGTCGCGTGTCAGCGGATCTCCGTTAAAGCGCATTGTTGCAGCAGTCCACAAATGCCATTTTCCGTACTTTTCCTCTAACTCTTCCGGCAAAAACTGCCATGGCCTATTTTCGACCCAAGAATCAAGCGTTGATTCCCAGTCTTGCAGCCTGGCAGATTGCTGCGCCAGTAAAGCGACAGCAGCCCCTTGCAATTGAATCGCACGATCAGAAGTGGCGACACCGGCCTCCTCGACCGTCATTCTTTCAGCCGAATGAACGTTTTGATTACGCATCGGCTTTGGCTCCCATTTCTTTCAAAAGACGACGCATTTCAGTGTTCACCGCTTTGACAACATCAACGTCAACAGATTTCTTGTAATACTCTCCATTGAAGATCCGAGTGCCTTTGCGAGCATTGATTCTTCTGTACGCCTCTCCAAATGCATCACCCCAATTAGGTGCATCACTGCCGTCGATTCGGCATTGCAATCTTGCAATCTCTCTAGAAAGCTCAATGTTTTGTGATCGAAATCGTTGAACTTCTTTGCTTGGGTCATAAGGAGAAAACTTGAGGCTTTCAATTGATGCTTCTTGCACACCCAAGTGGGAATCAGTGATTCCGAGTTTGGAAACCAGCAAAGCCGCTTCGGGAATTGTTGTTGACGCCAAGCCGGATGAAGGAACTGTGTTGCTTACAAAGCTAAGAAAATGCTCCGCTCGATCGATGTCAGTACCTTCAGCCTCCAATCCATTTACATCGTCATATCTTGTGCTGCCAGCGCCTTCTACAAATGTTGGGTCTGACTTTGGTTCATATGGAAGGTAATTAGTGTCAATCAGTTCATCTTTATTTTCCTCTGCTGAGCCTTCTTGATCCTCGTAAATTCTTCTAAAAATCTCATTGCCTTTATTTTCATCAGGAGCAATCAAAGTGGCAACAGTAACTATCCCGCCGCCTATGTCAGCTTGTGCTGGGGTAGCACACCGGTTCCACCTTTGTTCACACGCGGCATCAGTGCGCACGTTAGAAAGATCCATGCATACTTTAATTCGCGGGCAATCGAGCCCAGCGCCAGCAGCTTGCTTGACAACGAGAAAATCACCTTGGCCATGTTCAGCAAATCTGCTGATACATTGAGCAAGAGCATCTCCTGAGCTGTCCATCGTTGCTCGTATGACCTGATAACCACGCTTTTCAAGCAAACGCGAAACCCGCTCCGCATGATTATCATCATTTGTGTTGTTTTGCGTGAAAACAATACAACCAGCGTTTGAAATATATTTTCTATATTCTCCGATTTTTTTCTCTGCTTCATCGATAAATTTATTGATAACATCTAGATTGCGAAGTGCCTTCGACAATGTGTTTTGTTGATCAGCAATAGACAATAAATGCAATGGCCCCTTGTCGGTTTTTATTTCCACCAAAGCACGCTGAACCCTACATAAATACTTGAGCTGCCATGCTTCTTTTCGATGAACTGCAAAGTGAGGTTTTAATTCAAAGTGCTTATATTCGCGTGAATACTTTTCAACTTTCAACCATTTGCAAGTGTTATCGCCTTCTTTCTCTTCTGGGTTTTCATCAACGACTTCTACCTTTGTAAATGTAGTTTCGTCTGCTTCTGACAAGCTTTGTTCAAAGCCTGGGATAGGCTCCCTGTCAGCGCGAATTGGCGTTCCTGTCATTGGCAAAACAAACGCGCCCGCATCTGCAGCGGCTTTCAAAGCAGGTCCCCAAGCTTTGTCTTCTGACTCGCTATAAAATTGCGCTTCATCTGCTATGACAACAGGAGGCTTAGGAAGTGAACGAATCCAATCCTGAAAAACAGTTGTATTGGCTGCTATTTTATGAACTGTTGAAGACAGAAAGATGCAGTTTGCTGGAATATCATTTATCGATGAAGGTACTTCGCCAATGCATGTCATCGCTGGCTGCAGTTGAGTTAGATTAGAAAAACCAACTCTTCCAATAAATGTGACCCAGCGGGACGAATCAAGAATTTGATCTCCTAAAAATCGCTGATGGCTTAAGAATAAAACACATGAAGAAAACGGATCGATCGTTCCTGCTTCAGTTTCAAGCCCATAAACACTTGCAAAAGTAAGAAAACGGGCCAGATCTGATTTGCCATAGCGAGTTGGCAAAACAATAGACGTGTAACGCTTACCTTCGGAAAAACGGCGGCAAGCAGTAAGGACACCTTCAATGTGTCCTCTTCTGTGCGGCCCCCCTGCGGGATCTTGAATAGTTTGATACTTCCATGTTTTGAGCCTTAATGGCTCTTGTTTGCTTGATTGCATAAAATAAAACCAGGCATTGCCTGGGGCGAAGAGTGTTCTGGCAGTGCCAGGGGCGGGAGAGGATGAGAGCCTCCCGTTCCGCTTGCCTTAGATCCTAACTGATTTGCAGCAGATAACAACTAAATTTGCTAGCAGAATAAGAAGGTGATAGAGGTGATGAGCAATGTCTGCAGTTCATATCGCAGTCAACGGCATCGATCCAGCACCACAGGGCAGCAAGCGCCATGTAGGCGGTGGAAGGCTAATCGAAGCCAGCAAAAGGGTCAAGCCATGGCGGCAAGCTGTTGCAGCATCAGCACAGCAGCAGATGCGTGAGCAGAAATGCAGCCTGATCACTGGTGCTTGCAGCGTATCGGTTGAGTTTCGTTTCAAGAGACCTAAGTCTCATTTCACGACAAACGGCCAGCTCAAGGGCAACGCACCGGATCACTACATCGTGAAACGGAACGACATCGATAAAGCTTGCCGGTCAACGCTGGACGCGTTATCGGAGATTGTATTTGCCGATGACTGTCTCGTCGTGCGACTCATTGCAGACAAGCGGTATTGCTTCTTGCATGAACCACCTGGCGCACTGATCACTGTTGTGCCGGTTGAATAGGCTGCACATAACTGGTGGATGCAGGGGGGAGCGGGTGTATCTTTAGATCAGTTCAAACCAACGCACCATGAACTTCTGGACACCCGAACGCTGCAAGACCATTGACACCCTGATCTTGATGGACAACTCCTGTGAAATGTCGATGCAGGCAGAGCTCACCAACAACGCTTCCAGAAAAGTCCGTCTGCTGGAAAACGTTGAAATGATTCAAGCCGAACTTCGCTCCCGTGACTGATCATGATCACCGTGCCCCGCAAGCGGGGCACGAACCCGCACTAACCTTGCCACCCCGATGAAATTCACCACCGTCAAGCAAGTCAAAGAAGCCCTTTGGACTCAGCGTCAGCTTCTGATCGACAAGTACACCGAAGGCCAAGGTCGCCTGCCCAGCATTTATGCTGAGACCATGGACGGCAACCACGGTCGGATCTACCACTTGACTATTGCGGTCAAGAATGCTGACGGCACTTATACGTTTGCACATCCTTTTGAAGAGTTCACCACTTGGATTCAGGGTGGACTGCCAAAGTGCGAATTGTTGGATTGGGCTAATGAAACCTTTAAGTGATTTCTTAATTAACATTCTTTTTCCTGATGAGCCTTTAATTGATGATCACCATCATCCGCAAGCAGCGCCCGGTTCTTCCGGGCGAACTGCTCCCACCAGCACCACTAGTACACAAAAAACCGGCCCCACAACTTCCGCGCATCAAATGATTTTTCCCGACGTCACCACCGCTGATCTATCTGAATTCATGGATGACCTGCACGCCAACGGTCAACAGCTTCAAGATCAAGAACCCAAAACGATTTATTACATCCAAGCATTCATCGGCAACAAAGCTCAATGGGATGAATACGCAATGGATGAAGAAGAACGCGACGCCTTAGTGAAACAAGCTATTGATGCAGGCTTTACTTTTATCGTCGAGACGGAGCTGTATTAGTTGCGGACTAGGACCGACTCACGCATCCGCATCCCTTAACCCTGATCCGCTGCAGGGCAACATCTGCACTCTGTATTGAGTACCCGATTATTTTAACCATGCGTAACACCATCATCGTTGTAATCTTCATCACATTGTTCGGTAGTGCTGCTTGGTATTCGCTAACGCAGACACTGGATGACTTAACTCAGAAGGACTGTCAAGCTGGTGTAGTCAAGGCTTGCGAAGTACTTGCAGGGTCAAGATGACCGTGTTACCCTTCGTTGGCCTAGGCATCCACTCAATGGTTTCTAATGCTGAATATCATGCCGATCCAGCAATCTCAGCATCACATCTTCACGCCATCTCAAGAAGCCCACAAACTTACTACAAGCGATTCATCGATCCTAACCGGCCTCCTTCAAAGCAAACTCCTGCTCTCATCCTTGGTTCTTTTGTTCACACTGTTGTTCTGGAACGTCACACTGTTACTGATCGATATCAGATCAGTTCTGCACGTCGCGGAACCAAGGCTCACTCTGAACTGATAGACAAAGGCATTGAACCCGTAACGCAGGCTCAATGGGATCAAGCACACGCCATGTGTGATGCTGTTCGCAATCACCCTGAAGCTGCTTGGTTGTTATCAGATGGCAAGGCTGAGCAATCAGTCTGGTGGGATGATGAACAGTTTGATATGCGTTGTAAATGCCGTCCTGACTGGTGGAACGGTGATATCGTGATTGACCTGAAAACAACGCAGGACGCAAGCCCGCGCGGTTTTGCAAAGTCCGTCGCCAACTTCAGGTATCACGTCCAGCAGATGCACTATCTGCGCGGAACCAATGCAGCACGGTTTATCTTCATCGCTGTTGAGAAGGAATACCCATTCGCCGTGGGTGTGTACGAACTTGACAACGACGCTTGTGGTGTTGGTGAGGAGTTACGGCAACGTGACATGCAACGCATCAAGACCTGCAAGAAACGCGATGAATGGCCTGGCTACAGCAACGACATCTCAAGCCTGTCGCTGCCACCGTATGCCACCAATGTTGAATTCTCTTCTTATGACTTCTGATGTCTGAACTAACCAAAGCACTGATCGGCTTCCATAAAGCCGTTGACAAAATTGAAAAGAACGCCCGCGCCAATTACGGCAAGTTTGCTGACCTTGCCAATGTGTTGTCTACGGTGACACCTGCACTACATGCAAACGGACTGGCAATCACTCAAACATTCCTTGAGGATTCACTGGTCACAACACTGCATCATGTCAGTGGCGAAACAATTCATGGCACTTGCAAGCTAGTTGTTTGCGAAGGCAGGAATATAACCCAAGAGTGGGGCAAGGCTGTAACTTTCCAACGAAGATACAGCATTGTAAGTCTGCTGGGGCTTGTGGCAGACATGGATATTGATGATGTCCCGGATCTGCCGCCATCAGTAAAGACAGCATCAGCACCAGTCAAGCCAGCCAACGTGCAAAAGGCTGTGATGTCTCAAGCGTTTCAAGCTGGACAAAAGGCGATCAAAGCAGCCAAAACGTTGGATTCATTGTCGGATCTCAGCAAGCGTGTTGCCGATCGCTTTGAAAAGGACGACCTGACGAAACAAGAGTACGACGACTTGCTCAAACTGCTGCTCGACAAAGAATCTGAACTTAAGCCCTGATGCACGACACTGACGACATCAACACTTTTCTCACTACCGAAGACCTTGCCGTTCGCTATGACCTAAAACCAGACACCATCAAGCGTTGGCGCGTTCGTGGTCGTGGCCCAACCTTTTACAAGGCTGGTCAAATCGCCATTGACCCTAGAACACCACGCATCCGTTACAAGCTCGCAGACGTACTCGCCTGGGAGCAATCCAACAACATCACACCCATCAACTGACATGCTGAACATCACTGCACACGGCAACATCGGCAAGGATCCTGAGCTGAAGACCGTTGGTCAAAATCAAGTCGCTAGCTTCTCGCTAGCTGCCCGTACCGGTAAAGATGAAACCACATGGCTGAACTGTGCTGTATGGGGCAAACGTGCCCAAACTGCTGCTGAATACCTCCACAAAGGTGCAAAGATCACGATTGCTGGGCAGGGCAAACTCAACAGCTACACCGCACAAGACGGCACAGAACGCCAAAGCCTAAACGTCAACGTGACTGACTTTACACTGCCAGCTCGTCAAGCCGAAACATCAAACGAAAACATTCCGTTCTGATCGCTAGACCACAACTGATAAAGCTGTTACCCTTTGCCGGTGACAGCTTCTTTATGGCGGAATCTTTTCAACTGTACCTGAATGAGATTGGTCGTTACCCACTGTTGACAGCAGACCAAGAAATTGACCTTTCACGGCGCATCTTTAAATTCATTGAACTGCGTGATGCAGAAGGTGAGCGCACAAAAGAAGAAAAGCGTTTGATGCGTCAAGGCCAACGCGCAAAGGACAAACTGATCAAATCAAACCTGCGGTTAGTGGTGAGTGTTGCCAAGAAGTATCTCCGCAAGGTTGACGGCACAAGTCTGGAGCTGTGCGACCTGATTCAAGAAGGTTGCATGGGGCTTGATCGTGCAGCAGAAAAATATGATGGTGCACGCGGCTACAAATTCAGCACCTATGCTTATTGGTGGATCAGGCAAGCGATCAGTAGGGCGATTGATCAGCAGGTCAGGATGATTCGCATCCCTACTAATACATTGGAGAACATCAATAAGCTAGGACGTTATACCACAGAGTTTCTGCAAATTTATAATCGTAAGCCAACAATAGAAGAAATGATGGAATTCACGGGACGACCAAGGGCTGAAGTCATGATGTGGATTGAACGCATCGCAAGACATACAAGCCTTGATAAGTTATGCCATGAAGATGGTTCACCATTGATTGGTCAAATTCCTGATATAAATATCAACCTTGACGCCTTGAATGAATGTATCAAAAGTGAAGAACTTGAAAAGCTGGAATCTGCTCTTGGCAAGTTGAATGATCGTGAATACGAAATTATTTCACGATATTATTTCAGTGCCGCCAAGAGCGGAAAAGACGAAACATTCGCCAACATTGCCAATGAGCTTGGGATTTCACGCGAACGCACAAGACAAATTAAAGAACGTGCGCTGACAAAACTACGGCTTCACACGCGCAAATAACTGCTGCCACCACGGCAAGCGTTGTTCAGATGTTAACTCGACTTCATCAATGATTTCAAGTTCCATGATCCGCTTCAACGCTTGCTGTAGTAATTTTTGCTGATGGTGATTTTGTCTGATTAGTGTTCCACATAACTTGGCAATGGCTTCTGTATCAGTGTGATCATGCACGGCCCTTACTTGACGCTCTAGCATGAGTTGCTCCTCCAATGGGAGCTGAACAACCATCCACTGAGACCAACTCATGAATAACAATGCTTTTGCGAAGGATAGCGCTTACAGCGCACCAAAACTAGATGTGATTGAAACAAAAAATGGAAAACTTTATCGGGTCACATATGCTGGAATGACACGCGAGCACATTCAAGAATGGCAAGCACGCTGCTGGTTTGAGCAGGTGCTAGATATGTGGCGTCATCGCGTCAAGCTGTCTGCGGCCCGACAATATCTGGCATCGCAGTCAAGTGATCGTTGTAATGGCCGACAGTAAGATAGCTATTGTTCCAGCCATTCTTCAATGTATCGCTCACGGCATTCAGTCCAGTAATAACGAGTTCTAAACCACTCTTTCCATTCCTTACCGCTTTTGTTGCTATTACAGCCGAAACAAGCAGCGATCAAATTGCTCCTTGTTGTTTGCCCGCCAGCATGACGTGGGATGACATGATCTAATGTTGTATTATGTTCATTCAACATTTCACCGCAATATGCACAACAATAACCCCAGCTAATTAAGATTGAATCACGGAAGCGCATTTTTGCTTGCTTCCTTGGTATTAACTCCGTCTCAAAAATCTGATGGTCTTGATTCTCATCGTAATGAGTCAAGATCTTCAGAGCAGCTACTTTATTCTAGCTCTAGTTGTCGTCTCATGATGGAAATCAATTTAGACGAATAATCAGGATCAGTAGCGTAACCTTCAACCCTCAATAGTGTTGCACATTGTTCGACAGTTGATGCACGATTAACGCCTTTATATGTCCTATAGTCTTTGTACCATTTGTCAACTAAGTCAACAATACAATCCATTGGTGTCGCAAAATCTTTGAACTCATCTTTAATTATGACAGGACCGTTGCCATAGTCTTCCCATGTCGTTTTAATTGTACCCTTACCCTTGATGCCAAAATAATTATTTTGTCCGCTAGTGTGCTTACCCCATGCTGATTCAAGTGCCCACTGTGCAGCAACGCATTCGGGAAACTTAGCGCCAGCCTTTTCAGCGCAGTTGTAAATTCCGTGCCAGCTATTGTCAAATGTCGCTGGCTTTACCGCAGGTGCTGACTTCCAGGTTTGATACCATTCACTGTCACGCTGCAGAATGCTTGGATCAAGTGCATTGATCTCGTACTCCAGCATTTCAATCGCAGCGCTCTGATGTCCAAGCTGCTTGTAATATTTAAATAGGTTAATCAGTCGGATCGGTTTCGTGCTCATCGTTCCAGTGATAATGAATGCTAAGTGGTGGACCTAAGCCCGTTGTGTCTTCACCATCATGATGAACAATCACGGTGCTTAGTTTGTTGTTCCGTTGTGCTGCGTGCCAATCTTCGATTTCAACGTCCAGACGCGGCCGTAAAGTCGCATTGAACTTAAAATCGCGGGCAGCTTGATTTAGGTGGTCCGTCCAGTGCTTATCACCGAAACGTACCAGCCATTTGATGTCGTCTGGAACACCAATTACTTTTTTGGGAACACCTTCAACAGAACTTCCATCACGATTTGGATGATGCTGTTGCTGCGGAGTGGTGACAGTGCGATGATTTCAGATGCAGCAGCCAAAGCCACACTGATCATTGCGATTGTTGCGGGATCCATTGAGAAAAATGGTTGCACAAAAGTATTCTAATGGTTCTTTTCCAAAACCCTTAGCCGCAATTCATGGTCATCCAGTCTTTCTTTATGATCTGTTCGCAGAGCGACGATCTGCTCAAGCACGATTTCAACGCGGGCTTCAATGGCTGCATGGCGTTTATCAAGTCGCCACAGCGCACCAACGCCTGCTGAGATGATGACGGTAGCGATGCCGGAGAATAAATCCACGGCAGGTTCTCCAGCGATCTGCTCTTATTTTAACTGACCATGTTCAAGCAAGTCCTGCGCTACCGGCTGAGAAGATCAAAGTGTCTTCACCTGTATCAACTTCTTCATCTGTATTAACTTCTTCGTCGTTTAAAACAACAGGTTGATCAGGGTTCGGTGTCCACACGTTATAACTGCTGCCTTCGATGTATTGCTGCAATGCCTGCACCCTGCCAAAATCTGCATGTGGTGCGGTGTCACCAACATCAGCAGTGGCTTCAATAGCAGTCACCATCGCTGCACACTCAGTTCTGATGGTGGAACGCCATGTGCTCCAGGGTGATGCAGCATAAGCAGTCTTGGCAGCCGCGAAGCTACTGTTTTCGTCTTGCAGCTTGGGCCACAGGTAATCAGACGGCTGCAGCAGCTCATACGCCGTATTCTTGGTTTGAGCGATCCAAAGGGTTTTGAGTTCGGTGTAGGTCTTAGGAATCAGGTTGCCGTCTGCGTCGTAACCCCAATAAAACTTTTGATTCCAAGATCGGGTGTTGTCGTTTTCCCAAACGATGCCAAGGGTTGCACGGTCTTGTGCAGTGCTCAAACGTAACCAGTTGGCAGGATACTGGATGCCATTGTGCTCCCAAGGCACATCAAGCTGAAGCGTTCTGTCACCGAGCTTGTAAGGCATGACCGTTAGGGCAATAGTTGAAGTTTAACGCGCACGGGCGGTTTTGAAAGGATGCTCAGCATAGGCAACAAACAGGAAGTTGTAACCAGTGTAGTTAGATCCAGAATCGGCAACACCACGCGGAACGAAACCATTGCTTAAAAAATCAAACTGATTGTTGTTAACACTATTCACTTCAGCACTTGCCTCGTTAGGAGCTAAATAGTCATCAGCAGGGTTAAACGAATTTCTTTCTGAGTCGTAAAGCTGCCAACCGCTAGCCAAATCGTATGGCTTAATAAGCAAAAAGCGTGGCCTAAAACCACAATAAACGAATGGAAAGTTTTGAGATCCTACGTAGCTACCAAACGCGCTATACCCCTCGACAGGTGCCCACGCGTAGCAAATTATGCCTTGCCCAGTAGCATTAACTTCAGCGGTGTTGTTTAGGGTAATAACAGAACTGGTCGGCGCAGTATTGTTCAAAAAGCTATTCGCTATAGCATTATGAGTGCGGTCTAATGTCAGGTATTTTGTGTGACCAGGGGATTTGTGATAAACGTACCAGTTACCAGCTCCCTCGTCTCTGTTCTTAAATACCAGCCACTCAGGCGCACTGTTTAACCCGTGCCCGATCGTTGCCCCTACTGTTGCGTTACCTGTGTATCCAATAATCGAAAACCCAGCAGAAGGATTGGCGCGGACATTAGTTGTAATGCTGCCATCACTATTGCTAGACGTTGACGATCCACCGTCCCAAGCCCAGCCAACATAAGTAAAACCGCTTTGGTTGACTTGTGCATTTGAAGCGTTACTCCCAACAGTAAATCCATCAGAGTTAAATGCCGTCAGCGAATTGCTTTCAGTCAGTTCCACATTAGAGTTATTGCTCTTAATCACTTTTGTCGTTCCACGCACAATGTCAAACAAGTTATGACCATCGGTCTGGTTTCTTGCTTTAATCCAGACTAAATCAGGGCCGTGATTGATACCTGTTATGGCACGGCCATTCGTTCCATCACCGGAATAAGTAACCACATCCATCGCCGTCGAACCATCGGCAATCGTTGGGTCGTCGAAAGAAGTGGTTACGAGCGGGAGGTGGTCTGTTGGTGGCGTGTACGTAAATGGACGTTGACCTGCGTTTAATTTAAATGATGCAGAGTTTGTGTCGTTATTGACGGCAGGTGACACCAAGGCACCGGCTAAAGATGAGGTATTTGCTTGCCCTTGGTCAGAGCCATTGATATAGAAACGCACGTTGCCGTTATCCATATCTAGACCAATGCCAATGATGTCGCCGTCTGAATAAGCACTGCCATAGCTTGTATTGCTAAAGCTGCCGCCTAAGCCTCCGCTATACAATCCGCCAGTACCTTGATACATATAACAACCACCTGCGGTTCCATATGCTCTATTTGCATGAGTTTCATTTAAATCAACAATACCAACCATGCAGGAGCCATTACCTCCACCGTTAGCTTCAATTTCGCAATACCATTTGCCAGAGGTAAATCCCATTGTCAAGTTCGCAAACACAGCTACGCCTGCGTTTGTTGCTTCTAAATTGCCGTTTGCAAATGTATTGCTTGAGTGCGAGTCTATAGGCGAAAACGTGGCATAGTTGCCGCCATTATTTCCTGATGCGGCAATGTAATTCGTCGGCGTGTCGATCAGGCTGTCGATGCCTTCCGCACCATAAGCCTCAAGATTGAAGGTTGTTGTTGTTCCAGAGCCGTTTGGAATACCTGTACCTAATGGAAGATCCCAGTACTTAACGCTTGCTGAACTTGAATTAGTAAAAGTAATGCCAGTTGTACCGCTTATGAAAATATAAGCAGCTGTTAGGCTGACACTGGTAGAGCTTTGACCCCTATATGTCCAGCTAATACCATCAGAAGAGTCCCATATAAAGTTCCCAGCCGCAACGGTAATTGATTGGCCTGATGTTCCCTTGAAGTAAAAACTACGATTAGTGCTACTAAGGCTGATGTTTCCAGTTGTCGTGACGCCTGGCTTGTCAACGGATAGGTTGTTAACCGTCCAAGTATTACCGTTGCCGCTGCTATCCGTTCCAAGCGCAGCGTTTGATGAATTATCAGCAAATTTCAAATAAAATCCATTTGTGCCATACGTTCCAGAGTATTCCTTCGGCTGCCACAAATTGTTGCTGTCAAACTCACCGAAGTCAGTCGGCTCAAGTTGCTGACCATCTACAAAATGCACCTCAGCCAGATACATATTTGAATAAGCAGTTGCTGCCGTTTGCCTGCCTATCCTGTGCTCAACCGTAGAATTTATTGATAGATCGGTGTTTTGAGTAATTGAGCTACGCTGATCAACCGCAAAATCAGTTACCTCTTCTCCATTAACATAGAATTTAATTCGGTTAGTTGCTGTTGCCTGTGTAGTATCAATCGCAACGACAAAATGATACCAAGCCGATGGATCTCTAAGTTTTCGCGTAGGCTGAATGTAGCCTTGATTTGTTTCAACGTAAAGGGTTGGCCCAGCAAAGTAAAATTGAAAATAAGGGCTAGATCCTGCCGCCAAGATATGAGTTTGAGCTGTTCCAGAAACAACTACCTGCTTGACCCAGCCTGACCATGTAAAAGTTTTAGAGTTGCCTGCCGATGATGGAGTTCTATTTAGATACGCACTATCAGCGCTGTTGAAACGCAAGCTACGGTCAATCTGGAACTCTGCAGCAGCAGCCGCTGATGTCAAAAACAGCGGGCTTGCACTTCCAGGAATACTCATGAGACGTTCAGCAGTGAAGTGACCGTAATACGGGTCGCACTCTCCACATAGTAGGCAAGAACGTCAACAGCACTAGCCGTCGTCGTCAAAGTCGGTGCCGTCCCACCAGCAAACTTGTAGATCGAGTTATACGCAAGTGTTCTAGAGCCTGTACCGTCCTGCGTGACCACGATTACACCAGACTGACCAGCTGTTGTATTTGTTGGAGCGCCTAGCGTCCTGTTGCCCCCAAGCGTCACGCTGAAGTTATTGCCCAAGCTCAGGTCAACAGCAATAGTTGCCGCATCGGTCAACGAAACAACGTCACCACGCTGCGCCTTCGTAAAGCTCTGAGCAACAGCAAGACCAGCAACAGTTGTCGTTGCATCAGGCAACGTGACGGTAACGTCAGAAGTCGGGTTACAAGTCAGCGTCAACTCATGTGCGTCAGCAGACGTGCCTTCCATCACGATGTTGTCGTTGAATGTCGCAACACCATCTACCTGCAACGTCGAATCAAGCGTCACCGCACCAGTAACATCCAGCGTTCCAGGGATATCGATATTGCTGGTGAACTCAACGTCACTGCCGTTAGAAGCTGTTTGCAGCAGTTGACGGGCACTACCGTTTGCAAGCTTGCTTACTGCAATCTCTGCAGTCGTGCTGATGTCTGCGTTAGCAATCGTTGCATCCGCAATCATCGTGCTCGTAACAGTTCCCGTGTCACCAGTCGTTACAACATTGCCTGTTACATCCGGAAAAGTGATTGTGTGATCACTGGTTGGGTCGGCAACAGTAATTGTGGTTTCATGGTCATCACCAGTTGCACCTTCAAAGACAATGACGACGCCATCACCTAAATTCAAATTACCGGTCAGCGTTCCACCAGCTAACGCTAGTTTTTCAGAATCAAGCTCTTGCAACGCAGCCTGGCAATCAGTCGAACTAATATCTCCAGCTGGAACCACCGAGATATTTGCCGCAGTCTGACCAGCGATGGCATTACTCACATCGATCAACTGGAATGTCGAAGTTCCGGCACCAAGCGAGATCAACATGTCTGGCGGTGCCAAAGACACGGCTGGGGCGTTGCCCGACCCTGTGCCCGAATCAGACACGACCACGTAATAATTTAAATTTCCGCTAGCGGGAGATGGTAGAGCCGCATCGGCCGTAAAACCAGCAGCAGAGCCAGCAGTCGTGACCGTGACAACCTTGTTAGTGTTGGCGTTATACGTTCCAGCGTTGACGAGGTTTCCGCTGATAACCGTGATCGGCAAGAAAGAATCCCCGGTAAAAATAAATAAATCTTCATTCTTCTCGTCGAAAAACAGCTGTCCTTGGAAATCACCATCAGGGAAAACGACCACATTATCTGTCGCACCGGCCCCACCGAATTTGCAAGTTGATTGATTGGCAAGTTTGGCTGCAGTAACCGAATCACTAGCAAGCAATGACGCAGGAATAGTTCCTGTTGTGATTTTCGACGCCGGAATATCTGGAACGTCACCTGCAACTAATGTGGCACCAGTGGTGACGTGCCCCTGTGCATCGATCGTAACCTTGGTAAATGTACCTGTTGTTGCTGTATTGCTGTGGTCAAGGTTTCCAGCCGCATCAACTGCTAATCCAGTTCCAGGAATGATGGCACCTTTTGTGCTGGCAGTTGCAGCCGGTAAGTCTGATGCAGCCAACACCCGACCGCCAGTAACTAAACCTTTGGCGTTATAGGTAACGACATGATGCGTTGAACTAGCAGTTACGTCATTGTCAATTTCAATCGTGTTTGAATCCATGCGGAGACCTTCCGCATTAACAACTACGCCACCTTTTGCACTTGTCGTGGCAACCGGCAGATCGCTTCCATCAATCGTTCGATAAGCAAGCGCACCACCAGCACTGGTCGGCCCAGCAAGAAACTGATTAGCAGCAGATGAATCGTTGACACTTGCTGAAATCGCAACACTATCGCCTGTTGTCGTAGCGACAATGTCAACAACACCGACTGTGCTACCGCTAACGCTGTTAATTGAACCTGCAGCTTTTAAACTAAGCCATGCAGACCCTGACCACGCATATAATTTGTTATCGTCAGTATCTAAAGCAAGCTGTCCTGCAAAGGAACCAGACGCAGGTAGCGTCGTGACTAGATCAACTGTTGACTCATCAGCGAGCTTGGCTGCTGTAACAGCATTGGCCGCCAGTTTGACTGCAGTGATTGCTGAGTCAGCAATGTCTGCTGTAGCAATGTCGCCAGCAGCAAACAGGATCTTTGCACCAGGAATCGTGTCATCACTGATTAGCGTGACGCCGTTAGCGATCAAATCGCTGATCGTTAGTTTCTTTGTTTCGCTAGCACTGCTGTCAACCGCAGCCAACAAGTCACCGCTGGCAAGATCCGCACCAGCAAGGGCCGCTAGCTCGGATATTTTTAAGTCAGCCATGATTTAAAGCTCCTTAGCTACGTTGCGCTAGGATTGTCTTGGCCTAGCTTAGCAAGCGGTTACTAGCTTGTGCCAGAACCGACAATGCCAATCTCCTGAGAGCTATCATCTTCAAGAAGCTTGCTGCCATCTTCTTGCGTCAAAGCAAACGGCACTTCAAGATCAACTTTTAGCTCAACCGGACCCGTAGTAATAAAATCTGCCGTAATTTGAACTGTATCGCTAGGAGAAAACTGCACAGCAGCGGCAGTAATTATACCTTCAACCTTGTAATAGAGCTCATCGTTGTTTCTTATAGCAACACCACTTGGATTATAGTTGCTGTCTTTAATATACAAGCGTGCGGCGAAATTACTGCCAACTTTTGTCCGTAGAATCAGTTGCAATAAATAATTTGGAAGCTCACTGTTGTCATCCCCAGCATATTCCCAAAACGCACTGAAACGACCCGATCCAGAGATTAAAGAGCTGACTCGTTGTCGGAAGTTATCTGACAACACAGTTGTATCTACGCTTTCGCGCTCAGTGTTAATTTCATAACTGCTAACCTGCGCCAACAGGCGGCGTTTATTTTTAATGGTCACTTCAACATTGAGATTGCTGCCTGTGCTTAACGGCGTAGCATTTGCTGTGCCGCCATTCACTGCATTTGCAAAGCTGCCGTAAAGTCTTATGCCACCAGCTTCGTCAACATTTATGTATTTGGTAACACTAGAATCTGTGTAACTACTGCCGTCGCTTTTATTAATAAAATCTAACGCATTGCCATTAATTTCTTTAATTGTTATCCTGTCTCCTGTTATCAACTGGTCTAGGTCAAAATCAAAGCTGAATCGTTTTTCGGCTGTGTTTACGTCATTGCCGTTGATTTTGCCGACAAGCCTAGCGTCAAACTTGCGCTTCAGCTCAACTTTTCCAAACGTGCCAAGATAAACGCTCATTAGATGTTGACGAACTGTGGTGCTCCATGAGACTGGAACGTAATGTCAGCAGCTAAAACCTCGCCAACTGCCATTGTCATTGTAATGTTTGTTATGATTACACGCATTTCGATAAACAGTCCATTATCCGTTCCATCATCAACTTTCAGTCTTAGACTGGACCGATTTGTGCCGTCAGGGCCTTGTGCGAGCGTAGCGCCTTGGAAAAAATCTCCGCCGATCTCTCTTGCTTTAATTACTTTATTGATAAATGTACTTGCATTATTTGTACCTTTTATGCCTGGCGTTTCTTGATAGTAAAGCACACGGCAGCTGCCTGTGGTTGTACGACCATCAGCAATGAAGCGATCATCAGTTTCTGCAAGCGTCTTGATGCTCAACAGAGATACGGATGAACTGACTGACCAGTTCTGTACCTGAGCAATGGTGTTGCCATCAAGCAACAGGCTTCCATGTCTTCCGGTGTAGTAAGACATCAGAGCACACCAATCAGGTTCACTGTAACACTGCTGACTCCAGGACGCACCTGAACAACCTGTGGCGGATTCTCGTATCTGTATTTATTGCCTGAAGCTTTTGGCCCCAAGGCGCTTGGAGTACCTTCCCAGCCACCACGCGCAAAATCTCTGTCGCCAATGTCAAAGGTCTGAAAGCTGCCTTGAACCTCGTCGTAATGATCCAGAAATTGCTCTGCGACATCATCAAAGACATTTGCATACGTCAGCGACAGCTTCATATTGGTGCGGTTGCTGCCATACAGAATCCTCGTCTCAGCCCCATTCTGCGCCTTAAACGTCCTGACTGGATAGTCGCCAGACTCAAACGCTCGTGCAGTAGGAACAAGATCGGGGAAAGGCATTAGAAGATTCGGAAGCTATCAGACGTTACCAACGAGGCTAGCTCGCTTTTATCATCATCATCGCAGGGATGCTCCGATGCCACAATATCAACCGTGCCCTGCTCTGAGAAGGTCAGTTGTTCGACAACATAGATGTTTCTAGAAACGGTGTCGTTTTTAAGGCTAAATACAGAATCGTGGAATTTTGATTCCTGTACCCGCCCATTACTGACGCTCATTAGTCCATCTTCAACATCTTCAGAATCAGACCTAAAAAATGAAACTTGATATTGACCATCTGCCAAGTCGCTCACGCTAGTAACAACACCAGTGCTGCTGATCGTTCCATTGTTGGCGGGACTATAAGGGCTAGCCTCTGTGACAACTTTGATGTAAGACCCCGCAGCTATACTCAAGCCTTCAAGTGTTGTTGAAAAACTAATTGTATGAGTAACAAGCTTTCGCAAGGCAATAAAATACTTGGCGACCAGAACGGCATGATCCTCAGATGTGCAGAATTGCGTCAAATCAAACTGCTCTTGAGGCAGTAAGTCAACAGTTCTGTCGTCTGAAATTTCTCCTTTTAACGCAACCTCAACTGAACGCTCTTCAGGCAGCTTATTAGGCTGTTCATTTCTGTACCGGACAACAGCCTTGAACTGACGCCGTTCTTCCGAACGTAAATACTCAACCTTAAATGTATCTTCTAAGATATTGCCGGATGTAAACAACTGCTCAATTACGACCGGACCAGTGTTAATGTTTCCGCTCTTGGGGTTGTACGGAATAGCAGGCTTGAGCGCAAATTTACCATCAGACACAATAAAGTTGCACAAAAAGTCTGGCGCTAGATCCGTAATAAATTGCCTCAAATTTGTTCTGTCCGTTATTGGCCCATTAAAGTAAAGCTTCTGTTTTTTGATAAACCGCGTGGTTTCAATCATTTGATCTAAGTCAACCAGCGGAGCATTATCAGCCTTCATGCCAAGCAATCCACCTGCTCCAGCCATCTGGTCCGTCAGCAAATAAAAGACTAAATCGGTAAACAAATTGCTGGCGCCAATTTCCTTTGAATCGCCATAGCACTGCTCACGATCTGGATGCAATCGTTTAACTCTGGTGCCCCTACCGATCCAGCAACGCAATTGATCTAATTGTGTAAAATTACGCGATGCTCGCAAAGACAATCCGGCCTGAGTTAAATTGAAAAAATTAGGAACTCTTTCGTTTTCAAGTATTTCGTTGACATATACAATTTCATGCTCGGGTGCATTGCTGTTTGACTTTTCAACAAGCTCTCTATAAAGACTTAAGTCAGAAAGCTGGGAAGTTGTCACAAACCCTTCTGCACCTCGCTCTACCGTTGGTGTTGTTATTACATTTATAGACCCTATTTTATATCTAAAACCAACATTTCCGTATTTGTTATGAAATGGATTGTTTACTGCACTTGGGGTCACAAGATGATCAAAAGTATCTCCAGCTTCCCAGTTGTTCGTAGTATCCGAATCTTGAACAACAGTCATTGTTGGGCGATTCCATCCCTTGCGCTGACCAGAGAAATTTTCGTTAAGATCTTGTACTGTAGATTGAAATTGAATCTTTATAGATTTTGCCCCTTTAGTAAAGGTTACCACTTCTGGGTTTGAAACGCTTCCAGCACTAAGATTCTCAGCGTTACCGAAAAGCTCGTAAAGATAACCTTGTGTGCGGCCACCTAAAACTTCAACTTCACTGACGTTTGTGATTTGCACATCACGGCCCGAAAAAGTTAGGTTTCCTCCTGAGGCAGTCGTTCCACCTGGGTTGTTTTGCCTGAATGGGTTGCTGTTTGGGTATTCACTGGGATCGCCTCCATAAACATTTGTTCCACCCAGTCCACGCTTAATCGTCACCACATCTCCTACAGCAAAACCACGCGAACTGCCAACCACATCTGCCGTGTTTGGCACCCAAGCAGTTCTCGCTCCATTAGCGTATGCGTAATGAGTTGAAGCTAATGCAATTTTTCTAAAAGTCCAATCAATAACAATCCATTTATTATTGTCAAAAAATTCCCGCGTTCTGATTGTAGGCGTACTATCTCCTACAGGCGTTTGAAAATACAAGCCATTATCGGCGCTACCTGCTATCGCATGTGAAAATGCTCCATTCTTACCAGGAGCAGATTTGTCGTCATCAGTGTCTAGGCTGCCGATATTCCTAATGCGCTGAATCGCTTCTACTTGCGTTCCAGAGTCAGGCTCAGGAAGTACCTGCCCTCTCTCAACAGAAGTTGGCTTATCTATATTTTTAGTCCCGATTATTGTTTGCTCACCCCTAAAAAACTCTTTGTTGCTAGTAATTAATAATTTTGGCACTTTTTTGCCCTTGTATGCAACTTTCATTTCTCCAAGACCAGGTAGCCTTACATTTTCTGTCCTTGAAGAATCTTCGCCGTCATACTCGTTATTTAATTCAGAAAATTCAAAATCATCAGCCAAAAGCCTCAGCTCCGATCCTGGCACTGCTACAAACTTAAATTCAAGCTCTTTTGGCGTTTTGTTTGACGATTGAATAATGCGTATTGAGTTGTATTGAGCAACAGGCTTGCTTCCTCTGATTGCAAAAAACTGAGGTAAAGGCGCAAATGTAAATCCTTTGCCTTCATCTTCTTGCCCAGCTTTTCTAACAAAAATTCTGAATACAGAAGACCTAGTAATTGAGCCAGTATATGTTGCATTATTAATAGAGACATTTTCTTTGCCAAAGTCCCTTATTTCTTCTGGAGAAGGCAAGCCACCAAAAGCGCAGAGGCCTTTTAAGGTTTGGAATACGCTGCTTTTAATGCCAAGCTCTATAACTGCTGCAGGGCGATTATTTCTAATCGTTGCAAAAGAAACTTTTGTGATCGGGAAAAAACTCTCGCCAACATTTCCGCCTTCACCTGGTTCAGGATTATCATCAATGTAATCTTTTCTATCGTCTTTATTGGGCTCAATAACAAGTTCTTTATTTACAAGCCCAATTTCAGGGTTGTCAACGCAAGTGCTTGTGTCAATGCACTCTAATGTAATGAATTGGCTTCTTTCATCTTTTCTTGTGTCATCTTGATCAACCGTTGTATCAGGCTCAAAACGTGATGCCGATCTTTTTGTCACTTTCCAAACAGTACCGCCAATGGAAAATAATTCACCAAGTTGCATTACTTCATCAGCGGCAAATTGCATGGATCGAACAGTGCTGTTAATGTCGTCCACAGCAGGGCCTTTGCCATCACCTTCGTTTTCTTCTGTATGTCTATACAAATCCTTGTCAATAGATGTTCTGGATATTAAAAATACTACTTTGTCCCCTTCTTCAACTGTTACAACTTTTTTCAGCTTGTTGCTATCCGTTTGGTCCTCGCTTCCATCCTTGCGCTTTAACTTAAATAAACCCATTCTTGGGCTGTAGTTTCTTCCCTTCCCTTCTGCTGATACTTCATTTTTTTCTACCACTGCTTTGCGCATTTTGGTTGAGTTGTATTCCACGCCTTCATCTCTGCCAAAATTTTGGTCACCAATGATTTTAATCCGTTCAGCTATCTGCTGACGCTGAGCATTTTTTTTTCCATCCTTAAAAACAGAAATAGCTTGATAATTT